AAATATTAAAATCTGTCTTTTGTTCCAGCCACTCTACGCCTGCCGCCTCGCCGTCTGTGTTCTGGTATGACGTAATCAGCACGCCTGCCAGCTTTAATGCTGGGTTAAATGCCTTTGCGTCCTCTATCTGTTCTGTCACAATGTCCAGCCCCTCTAAAGCGTCCTCGTCCACCTTTACGGGTACTATTACCTCGTCCGTGATTGCCAGCGCATTTACAACATTAAGCCCAATATCCGGCGGGTTATCAATGATGCAGTAATCATACTTGCCGTATATGGTGCAATCTCCGTAATACTGCACCTTTGCATATACCAGCGCTTTGTATCTCTCTATCTGGTTTTCGCTATCCTCTTTGGTTAAATTCCATGTAGCCCCAAATAGTGACATATTCGCCGTTACAATGTCGATACCCTCATACTCTGTATGCTGTATCAGCTCGTCTGCGCTTTCCCAGTCCCCAGCCAGCAGCCTTGTAACTGGTGCTACGTTCTCTGCATCATATCTGCTGTACGCCTTGCTTAAGTTTCCCTGTTTATCGTTGTCAATCAGCAGCACCTTATAGCCTCGCCTGTAAAGCTCATACGCCATGTTTGCCGCTGTAAAGGTCTTGGCTACGCCACCCTTTAAGTTCAAAATGCTTATTGTTTTCATTCTTTGCCTCTCTTTCCTGCGTCGCCTCTAACGCATGGTTACTGTTTCCTGCTCTTTTGTAAGCTCGTCTGAATGTAATAAATACTGCTCTATCAGCTGCGCTGCTGGCTGCCAGCCATAGCAGACGGCGGTATAATAGCCCTGCTGCCGCAGATACTCTAACCACTCTTTCTGTTTCTTGGTCGTCGTGTTCTTGCCTGCCTTAAGCTCTATGTAAAGCCCATGATACCCAGCCCGTGCAGCTGGTAGCATAATATCCGGCACGCCAGCCTTTACGCCCTGCCTCTTAAGCGCCACCGCTGTTGCTGCATCACGTTTGCCGCCGTTTGGCACATGATACATATATTGCAGTTCCGGCATAAGCCCTGTTCTGTATGCAGCCCAGTTAAATAATGCCTCTTGATGCCCGCTTTCGTCGTCCAGTCTAAAGTTTCTCATTTTCTCGCCTCGCTTTCTGCTTAAATTCTACATACTGGCAAATTCTGAAAAGCAGCCCGTCCTTATGCGGCTTGCTGTTCTCTATCGCCAAAAGCGTTATTGTTTCCTCGCTTTGTAGTCCCACATTTCCCAGTACGTCCCAGCGGCATATATCGTAATATCTGCACCGCAGGCAGCAGCGCTTACAGTCCTTGCCTTTCTGGAATAACCAGTATTTAATTTTTTCTATCATGTTTTCTGCCCTTTCTGCTGCCGTTGTTTTTTCAGCTCTCCTGCTGTTCAAAAATAGCCGCCGCAATTCTAAACGCCAGATATGCTGCCACAATCAGCGCCAGCAGTCCGGCTATTATCAACACTGCTGCAATGGCAATGCCCTTGATTATCTGCATTTCAGCCCCCCCTATCTGTTATTTTTACTAAGGTGTATCTTAAATACCCGTAGCCGTAATACTCTGGGCTATGTACTCCCATGCTCACGCTATTCTTGTCCACGTAATAGCCCTTTATTGCTTTTGGCTCTTTCTTGAAATACTCACGGTCTGAAATTATGTGATACTCTGGCTCTGGTCTTACTAAATTCTTGCTGCAATTCCAGCGCTTGCCCTGTAATGCTCCGTCAGTACCCCTTTTGTGCGTTCCTGTGTACTTGATTAAATAACTTGCCAGCTCTGCATAGTTGCCGCTGTCGTCCAGCGGGAATACCTTAACCCTGTTATGCCCCTCGTATGCCTTATACCAGCAGCGCTGTAAAATCTCTGTGTCAATTTTATTTACTACAAGATGGTGATGCCTCGCACCTTTCTTGCCTATCTCCATAACGTGTATGTATTTGAACTCTAACCCTGCTTTTCTGTACTCCTTTCTGCACTCCCTCAAAAATACGTCTATGTCCTGCCGCATCTGCTCTGGCGTTCTGTCCGGCTCTCCTTTCCTGCGGATATAGTCAAGCACTAAATGGTAGTCCCCATAGCCATAGTTTGCATTTATGAGTATCCTTAACTTTCTCTCTGCCTGTCTGGTGTTTACTTTCTCCTGCTCTTCTTTTGTTGGCTTTACTTTATCCCCTCTACTGATACCTTTCTTTTTGTATCTGCTGGTAAAGTACCTCTCTATCTCTATCGTATTTCCCGCTTTTGTTACCCTCTCTACGTATGGCATATATCTACCTCTCTGTCGGTTCGTTAATACTTTTATCAAGTGTTAAAACGGGCTGCCCGCCCGTTAAATTCCTTGACTTTGCGCCATACATAGCTTATAATTTTTATAGTATTTCAAAGCTGTATAGCTTAGCGCCTATGGTGTTTCCCCACCGTAGGCGCTTTTATTTTTTCATGTTTCCTGCCGCTCTCTTATGCGGCTTAAGGCATACTCATAAGCCCGTCTATATGCAGCTGTGCAAGTGTTGGCGGTACAGCAGTTCTCATACCCCATAAGGCTACATAATCTACGCTCGTAACAATGCTTGCACTCATGCAGCTTTGCGTAGTCGCTCGCTGCCCGCTCCTGCCGCTTTTCCTCATATCGCATATATGCTTTAATCTGGCTCGCATCTATAACCGCAATTCCCAGCGTATTTGCTGTATGTATTTCTCTGTCCATTCCCTCTGTTATGCCGTATTTCACGCCCGCAATAACAAAATCGCAGCCTTTCAGCAGCGCAAGCCCAGCAGCCATGCCCCTTGCCCGCTCTTCCGGCTTTTTATCGTCCATGCACTGCGTCATATATAAATGCGGCGTAATGGGTGCTAAGCCTGCCTCTAATGCCTGCCGTGTCAGCTGCTGCGCATAATCTATGTTTCTGTCCAGCTCTGCGCCGTCTTTCGCCCTGTATGGGCTGCATATATAAACCTTTCTCATGCCTTTTTACCCGCTTTCTGTTGCGCCTCTGCCCGTGCCTGTTCATTCCCTGCCAGATATGCCGCTAAGTGCATCAGCTCGTCTGCGTCTTTTTCTTCAATAAAATCACAATCAACGCAGCATTTGCAGTACCCCGTAATTTGTAAATATCCGTCGTATACTTCCTGCGGTGTCTTGCACTGCTTTAAATCATTTATCAAAGCTGTAAGTAGCATTATTGCTTTTATGCCTGTCTCGCCGCCTTTTCCGTGTATCCCTACTGTAATCTGCCGCATTTTTGTTGCGCCGTCTGCTCCTAAAATTGTTTTACTCTTCATTCTGTACCTCGCTTTCTTCCTTAAACCCAGCTAAAAGCATAAACTTCTTTACCTCATGCTCGCTGTATTTTTGGTATTCCTCGCTTATCTCATGGTCTGCAAACGGTCTGAACGCTGCCAGATACCCTACGTAAACCTCTGCTTTTCCCTCGATAATGCGCAGGCGGTCTGAACTCTCCAGCGTGCCTATAAATTCCTCTACTGTCACTGTCTGCCTCTCCTATTTCTCCGGCATTTCGTACAGCCTCGGTATTACTGCTGCAAACGGCTGTACGTCCATGCCGCCCCTTACTATAGCTGCACCGCCAGCCGTAAACAGATAGCTTACGCACGCTTTCTGTATCTCGTCCAGAACCTCTAAGCAGCGCTCTTTTGTGGCATACTCTCCGATTTCCTCTAAACACCCGTCACTTATGCAAATTACGTGGCGCTTTTTGTCTGCCTCTGCGCCGCCTCTCTTTTTCTTTACGTCCTCATACTCTCCGTACTCTACGCAGGCGTAATTACCGCCCAGTCTATACAGCTTTTCTTTATTCTGGCTGCGTATATATACCTCGCTCATTGCCTTTATCTCCTTGCCTCTAAGTTTTCCATTTCAGAAATGCAGTTTGACGGTATCAGCTCATAAGCTGCCGCCTCTATTTCTGTAAGCGCCTCTTTGTACTCAATGTATCCCCACGCCTGCCGTGCTATCTCTGGTACGTTCTGCCGTTCCTCAAAATTTTCTATATGTAAAATCTCGTTTCCCTGCGGCTTTGGAAATGTCCCCAGTGATAACGGGCGTAAAGGGCTGTAATATTTGTAGCTCATTCCCCTGCCCCGCTTTCTTCTTTATGTTCTTGGTAGCCCTCTAAGTAGCCTATTGCCTCTACGTCAATGTCCTTGCCGTCCTTACCGTCGTTGTTTATCCGAATTTTGCCGTAGTAGGCATAAATACAGCAGCCGTCATAGTCGTATACTCTTATGCTGCCCTCTGCGGCTGCCTCTGGTGTTTCAATAACCAGCGGCTCTGCCTGCTGCATCTGCGCTGCTACCTGTTCGTCTGTTACTGGCTCGCTGTTCTTTCCTCTGTACCAGATAGCCAGCATAAACAAAATGATTGCCAGCACGCCTGCCGCTATAACGGCTGCGCACTGTATCAGTTTCTTAACTGCCTGTCGTTTTCGTTTTCTCATTTCCCGCCTCGCTTTCCTCTATCATTGCAGCCCTGCTACGCCGTTCTATCCCCGTAGCCATAAACGCTATTTTCATATCTCTTTCGTTAAATTCGTCGTAGTCTCCTACTGGTGCATCTTCTGGGAAAATCTTCTGTGCCTGTATGAAAGCGTCCATAAATGTACTTAATTCCTCATAAAATACGTTTCTGTAAAATTCAAACTCTAACTCTATTTCGATTTTCTGCGCTTTCGTGCAATATATGCCGATTTTCTGCCGCCGTCCGTATGGCTTGTATGCTGTTCTGTCAGATTTAGCACCCATGACCTTATACATACACTGCCGCAGCAGTTTTATTTCGTGCTTTCCGTTGTAGGAAAATATCGTATATTCATACTCTTCCTTTTGCAGTTCGTCTAAGGAATTTATACCGTTATCCTTAAGCAGCTTTGCAAGTTTCTTTTGCGCTGTCGTTTTCTCGCCGCCTACGCCCCGCTCTGCCAGCGCTTGCAGCTTTTTAATACGCTGTATTGTTTTTTCGTCCATGTATTGCCCTCTCTTCTGTAGCAAAATAGTAGTTGTCTACTATCAGCATTTTTTTACTGAAAAGGCACATAAGCCCCAGCGGTACGGTAATAACCGCTATTGTTATGTCGCCCTCTGTCGCCCATGCCGCCAGCACGGTAACTGCCAGCATTGCAAGCCCGTAGGCTTTCTGCTTAATGAAATACCAGCGGCGGGCTTTCTTTGCCTGCTCCCGCTGCCGCCTCTGCTCTTTTTTCTTTCGCATATCTGCTATGGCATCTGCATAGCCTCTCTGGTATGCGTCCTCTACTATCAATGCCTCTGCTGCCATTCTCTGCCTCTCTTCCTTTCGGCGGCGCTCTCTGTCTTTCCATGTGTGCCGCTCTCCTGTTCTGGCGTTTGGTTTTACCGTGCGGGCTGCTTTTCGCATTAAAAAGCAGCTGAAAACCTGTTGACTGTCCACATACTTTCTGGCTGGTATGACCGCCGCTATTTTTCCACGGTATACAGATTGCAGCTATTAGCCTGCTGCCCTCTGCCGCAGGCTCGCCATGCCTGCTACGCAATGTGCCGTGTGGGACTTGAACCCACGACTTGCCGCTTATGAGGCGGCTGCTCTAACCAACTGAACTAACGGCACTCGTGGCGGCTGCTGCCGCCTAATACGGTATGTCTAAACCGTTTTCTTTCAAAAAATCTAATATTTTTATGTACCCTAAACCTTTATTTGTTGGTATCCACATTCCCTCGTTATCGTATTCCCCGCCATTTAATACATAGTCTGCAAGCCTCTTATCTTCTTTTTCCAGCTTAATAATTCTGTCTTTGTCTTGCAGTATTCCGAAGAGGCAAAATATGCAGCCAGTTCTCTTGCAACCTGTCGTACAAAATTGACACCCTCGATAATCATTAGTAGCCTCGTATATGGTTATCTGCCCCTCTATCTGCTCCTTATCTAACTTAGGTATTATTTTTCCGTAACATTCTGCGTAGTCCAGCTCGTACTTAAATAGATACTCTAATACGTCGTTTTCGCTCCAAAATGACATAGGCGCAGACATAGGTCTTTTTAAGTCAAAAGCATTGCAGCCATGCTTTAACCATTTTTGTAATCTCAAATTGCTTTCCTCTGCCATTGTCGCCACTATAGGCAGCCTGCCCGTTTCTTTCTCGTACTGCTTTGCTGGTTTCTTTTTCATGTAATCGCAGCATTTATGCGATATTCTAAAAGGCGCATCTAATAAAAATTTATACTGTGGAATGTTGTACTTGCTCTTATCTCCGTTTTTATCTACAGCCGTACCGTTTAATTTTGCCATTCTATATGTATAGCAATTTCCATGTTTTAGCCCTTTTCTCGCCGCTGCTATTGTTTGTGCAACCTCTTTGGATATAACCGGATAGCCATACTCTGTGATAATTTGTTTAAAATTCTTTTCTGGTCTTAAAATTATGTCTGCGTGCCTTTTCCCGCAGGCTCTTACACTTCTATGCTCTAACCCTGTGTCTATAAATACTCTTGGCAGCTTTGCTCTTACAAATCGCCTTTCTATATCGTCTAATACTCTGCTATCCTTTCCACCGCTTATGCTTATGTATGCGTCGTTGCGGTCTATAAACGCATCTATACGCCGTGCAGTCATTCTGATTTTTGCATCAAGCGGTAAACTCTGCATCTGGTATAAATCAATTTTTGTATGTGCTGCCATTTTCTGCCTCTCTTTTGTTTCTCTGATTTATAATGCCTGCTGCCCTGCTGCCGCCGTGTAGGTTTTAAGTGTGGCGTTGCAGCGTTTAAACTCCCTATAAATTGTGTCCCTATGTGTTCCCAGTACCTCTGCAATATCGCTTACACTGCTGCCCTGCTTACTCATAGCCTCTATGGTCTGCCTGTCCTCGTAATGCAGACGCTTGTACTTTCGTTTCGCCATGTTCTATGCTCCTTTCCGTCCTCATTTGCTTTTATGGTAAAAAAATAAGCGTGTCAGAGTTTTTACGCTCTGCACGCTCTTCTTTTCTGCTGTTTCCTATAAAAAAGAAAATCGGCAGAGGCTCTATAACCTCTTGTCGATTTTCATTCTAAAACTTATCCTCTGGCTCTGCGTTATAACAAAAAAGGATATTGGCACGTACAAAAAAGCGCATTGCCATAAATGACAACACGCTTTTTGATTTCACA